ATGATCCCGTTGTTTGGGCGGACCCGGTCGCATCGTGCTATCAGATGGCGCATCGATCTCAGTGCCCCTTAAAAATGGCGTACATAACGCCAATGATGCTGCCAACGGCCGCAACGCTCACAACAACCTGGACGATGATATACGCTATCAGGTTTGTGCCAGATGATTTTCCGCCGCTTTCCCAACGAAACTGGTTCAGGCTGCGAAGCTCGATTTGGATGTCTGACTTAATCTCCTGCAACTGGCTGGCAAGAAGCTTTGCCGTTGAGTCTATTTTCTCGTTTCGCATCGTCTCCATAATCGAACTATAGCGCGCGTCTTGCGCTCTAAGCTGGTCAAGTCTTCTGGTCTCTGCAGCGTCAAGATCCTCGATCCTGCGCAACTCCGATTTTAGCAACTTTTCATCAGTGGCTCGCAGGGCATCACGAAACTTTTCTTGCGCTCCAACCAGATCAAGAACGTTTTTCGTCGGGTCGATTGGCGGAGGTTTTTCCACCATAATGTCTTACGCTAGACCGATAGCGACGAGGTATCCGTAGCCAAGCGCGGCCGCCCAGATGAACATGGCCCAGGCGCAAATCACGGCTTCCTCAGCGGTCCATGCGTCGTCGGGTCTCATTTCAGCGCGTCCTCAACCGCGTCCCATATCTCTCGGTTCTCCGGCGTCAGAAGCTCGACACCGATCTCGTCGACCTCCTCTTTCATATAGGCGTGCACCATCTCCAGCGCCTTGCGCATCTTGTCGTCGCGCGGCGGAACGTTGTAGTCCCCAAAGTTCGGGTCGTTGGGGTCCTTGTGGAGATCGTCCACGCCGGTAAACTTCTGCTGCTCTCGTGCTCGCTCCCGCTCCTTCCGAGCGACGTCATCCGCCCGGTAGGAGTCCGATCCCTGCACGTAGCCGCGGCCGGTAGGGCTTCCGCTCATGTCGCCGCCTGCGGGCAGAGTTTGCGATATGTCAGCTCGTTCGCCAGCAGGCGCCGCTTCACACCTGCTGGGGCCGAGATCGCGCCGTCGCCTTTCTGGACGATTACCTTGTCGTAGACCTGACAGAACGAGTCGATCTGCTCGGGCGTGCAGCTACTTGGGCTCAAGGCCACGAAGCTGAGCATCAACAGCGTCATCGGTAAGCGCATTCACCTGATCCCTTATGGCCTTGGCAGCTTGGGTTTTCCCGAGGATGGCTGCGGAAATCTTCGCGATCTCCGCATCCGTCCCGGCCTGGAATTGCTTCTGATCGTTCACGGCCCCCATGATCGCGTTTGCGAGCTTGAGGAACAGCAGAACGATCTCGGCCCATGTGAACATCAGCCGCCCGACTTGGCGTTGGCGACGGCGGTCTGCACGGCGGGACCTGCCGCTGGCGTGGTCTGCACATTGACGCCGGGCAGCTCCTGCGCATTGGCAGCCATGGCAGCCGGACGATTGGACCAGATCGACCAGCCGGCGGCGCCGAGCGCAATGATCGAGCTGGTGAGCCAGTCAGCCATCCCAGCATTGATCCAGCCTTTGGCGATGGCGAATGCCAGGAGGGCCGGCAGAATAGCCCTGAGTGGGCCCGCGATTTGATCCCAAGTCATGTATCGTTCCCTTCAATGCCCGAGATACCGCTCGGCGTCGGATCGTGACTTTCCCGCTCCCGACGAGGCTCTAAGCGAGCGCGCCGGGATGCTGGTCAGGTAACGAATCTCGGTGTCCGTCTCCTGGGTGGCGACGGAGGATTTCGTCCTGCACGGCGCTGACTAGATCGTGCTTGATCATGTTCTTGCCGGGGCAGCTCTTGTGGGTCGTCTTCGGGTCTTCCTTGTGGAAATGAAGCCCGCGCGCGCCGAGCGCATAGGGCAGAACCTGTAGCCCCGCCGCAGCATGCAGGATGGCTAGCGCGGCGACGAGGTTGGTACGGACCGGGCCGGCGAACGGCTCGCGATCGAACTCACCGACAGTCTCCACGCCCCATGATACCGAGTTCCATGATGGCGAATGGGTGCCGGGGCTGGTCAGCGGCGAAAACACCAGAATGCCATGCGGTGTCACGAACAGATGCGGGCCGGCGCTCCAATGCTGCTGGTCGCGATAGAACCCGACGAGGTTCTGCGCCCACTGTTCGTCCGTGACCGGCTTGGAGCGTATCTGCCAGCCCTGCCAGGTCTTGAGATCGGGAGAACTCGTATTGTGCACCACGACAAACCGGGGTCGCCATAGCCCGAACTTCAGTGTCTCAACGTATTTCTCGAACTCGTCAGGAGTGAAAGATTTGCCGACGATACCGCGCCATGTGGTCATTGATTGCCTGTTTGTGGTTTGCTACCTTGACGGGATAGCTGGGGAAACGCGATGTTCAAGCAGGCAATCGTTGCGATCGCCGATACGTGGGACGTCTTGATCTACGGACATATTAGGGCGTGGGACGAGGAACGCGGCTGCTACTATCAGAGCCAAAAAACTGCACTCACCAGAGCGGATTTGATCGATACCATCTTGGCAGGATCGATCGGAATCGCTTGGGTCTGCGCGATGGCTGCTGCTTTCATCGATGTCTTCAGATGACGCGGATAATGTAGTTTGTGATCAGCGTCGGCTGGACATTGCTGAAGGGCGTGCTCGTGCCGCCCTGTGCTGTTCCGGTAAATGACGCAGTAATGCCAGTCGTTGCAGTGATGGCAGCCGACAGCGCGCCTCCGCTCACAGCCGCAACACCATTTGTAATTGCAATGCTGGAAGTGTAGGAGACGGCAACAGAACCAGCCGGTGTATAGGGCGGCAGGTTGGCAGTTCCAAGAGTTACGGTTTGAGCAGTCGACGAGGCGCCAAGAGTGGTCCCGACGATTCCGCTTCCTGCATTCGTGATCCGGTTCGCGGCGCTGCCCCCCATGTCATCCTTGCCGGCAGGGACTCGCCCACGAAGATCAGGAAGGTTGAACGTGGTAGAACCGTCCCCAACACCGAAGGCCGTGCCGGTCAACGCAAACAGCGTCGCGTAGGTAGTCCGGTTGATTGCCTGTCCGTATGGGAACACGAACGAGCTATTCGGCGCCGTCGTTCCAAAGAACAGCATCCCGCCCCCGAGCGGAACGTTGTACGGATTTCCGAAGAACCCGCGCAGATACCAGACCGCATCCGAGTTGTTGTAGGTCGCGACGTAGGGCGTACCAGCAACCAGGGAGCCGGCAAGTAGCTCAACGCCGGTCGAGGTCCGCAGTGGCTTAGCTCCGAGACCATCCACATTCAGCGTCACCGTCGCGCCGTTGGTGGCGTGCGGCGTGAAAGCAATCATCTGGTTGGCCATGTGCGCCAGCGTGTCGAAAATCTGGTAGCTCGTCACCGTGTAGGCTGTCGAACTTCCTCCCGTGACAATCGCGCCAGAGATGTCATCTCGGAACGCCGCGGTCGACGCCATCATGGCTCGGGCGGAATCATTGATGCTGGATGGCGCTTGGCCCTCGGCCCAATTGATCGTCGCATCCGCGCTGGCATTGTTGCCAGCCGTCCGGCTCCAATTATAGAACGGTAGCGCCATGGATTACCCTCTGGAGAATTGCGGCGGCTTGAATGCCGCGCGGAGTTTGGTGAGATCGACGCGCGGGCGTGGACTGGCGAATATCGGTTGCATCTGCGGCGCTGCCGCGGGCTGGTAGGCCGGAGCATCGGGAACTGGCTGCTGCGGAGCCTGCTGGGGCGCTGGCGCGGCTTGGGCGAAGATCGGTGCGGCCGGCGTCTGTGGTGCGACCAGCGCGGCTTGCTGGGGCACAGCGGCGGCCGGTTGTTGCCCGCCCACCTTCCGCGCCGCCCATGTCTGAAGATCGGCCGCCGTCATATTCGCAAGGAACGGGTTTGCCTTGACGACACCGGGGCCCAGGATCTGGGATACCGGAGCGCTCGGATCGGCCTGCAGCACGCTCACCGCGCCTTGCGGCCCGGCAAAATGCGCCAAATAGGTATTCCCGTCATTGACAGGCAATCCGGCCTTGGCCAAAACCGCTTGGTTCTGCTGGGCGTAGGCCTCGGTGGCTTGGCGTGCGAGCTGCGGGTCTGTCTTCAGGGCAAGGAGTGCGGAATCGGGCTGCTCGGCCAGATCGGGGCGCATGCTGCGGATGGTCGATAACCAGGTCGAGTCGATGAATTGCCCCGGTCCGGCCGCCGACGAATTTGGATTGCGCGCGTTCGGATTTCCGCCGCTCTCGGCGCCAATGATGGAGTCGATCAAGCCCATGGATTCAAACCCGTATGAGGGATGGCTCTACAAGCTGGTCCCGCCGCTCGCCTATGGGATCTCATGGGCGGCTGCGTTCGCCATTGTGATCTGGCTCACACATTAGCGGCGCGCCCGGCGCTGTTCGCGGTTATCAGGAATCGCGGCCAAGGCCCCGCCTGAAGCCCCGCGCTGCACGTTCCGAGCGATATTGTTGACATAGGCGATGCGCGCCACCGTGCTTTGCACCATGTTGCGGAGCTGGCCGGGCGTCATGGTTGCGCCGTTCTGCAATAGGATGTCGGCCACCCGCTGCCGCACAGCCGGCGTATTCCCGGTCCTGATATTGTGCCCAGCCGCTAGGATGCTGCGGATAGCGCCATGGACATTGCCGGTGAGGACCTGCCCGATCAGATGAGGGCTGATCCCTGCCGCCGCGTCATGAGCGAGGTTTTTGGCCGTAGATGACCCGCCCAGCGCCGTCGCGCGCCCCTCGAACATGGTTTGCTCTCGGCCGATCCGCCGCTGCATCAGCGCGTTGCCGGGCGCCATTGCGTTGGCCTCGGCCTGAAATGCGTCATTGATGAGCGGCCGCGCCTTGTTGGCACCGAATGCCGCGCCTTGGGCATTGGCGATAAGTGGATCCACATAGCCCGATCGAAACGCCTGCTGGCCCTGCGGCTGGAGTGCCCGAAAGGCCGGGATGGTGTCCTCAGTGCGGCCGCGCGTCGCCGCCTGCCTGCCGGTCTGCACCGCCTCGATGTTCCTGGAGGCTTGCGCGAAGTTCTGGTTAGCCTGCCGATAGCCGGGGCTGGCTGCCTCCATAGCGGCGTCCAACTGGCGCACCGCGCCGCCAATCAGCCGCGCCCGATTTCCCTGCCCGCCGCGGCGCGCCGCCTCCGCTGCATCGGCCATGTCGCCGCGAATGCGTTGCACGGCCTCGAAATCGTCAGGATTGACCCGCGCCAGACGCTGCCGGAACGGGGTCAGCGCCGCCTCAATGCTGTCATTGGCCGCCGTCAGGACCTGACCTGGCTGCGTGCCGATGATCCGGTCAAGATGGTTGATAGGCGCGACCAGATCCACCGGCGCCGAGCCGCCGCGTACCGCGTTGAAATCCGTATCGGCCTGCGCGCCGCGCGCCGCGGTCATCCGCGCCTCGGTTTGGGCTGCGGTTTCCGGGGCTTGGAAACCCTCCGCGAGCGCGTTGGAGATGCGGCGCCCCTGCGTGCCCTGCCGGCCCTCCAGCGCATTGACGACCGCGGTACGGGCCGTGCCGGGGCCGCGCGCCGCCGCGCCAAGCATCTCCTGCCCTGCGTTGCCCATGGCGTCGGCGACGTTAAACACGCCTTGGCCTTCCCGGGCGGCCTGCTGCACTGAGGCCTCGATCTGGGCCGGGGTCATCCCGCTTTCGCTGATAGCTCGAGCAACCTGGGCGGTGCCGAAACGCTCCGGATTGACCCGTGCCGCGACGTTGGCGAAGATGGGAGAGGCAACACCATGAGCCAGCGCGCCGGCAGCCGGGAAACCTGCCCCAAGCGCGCCGCCGATCAGCGCACCGGTGACGGGGTTTTCTCCCCTGACTGCCGCATCGGTGCCGCCGATCGCCGCGTTCGACAGGCCGCCGGCCGCCGTGCGCGCCCCGAGGCCGCCGGTCACACCCATGAGCCCAGGCGCAGCGGCGAGCAAAGGGGCCATAGCCGCCGCGCCTCCGGCGAACTTCGCCGCAGTGTCGACATAGGGATGCTGCCCCGCAAACTTGGTATCCGCGCCTTCCTGAAGGGCCAGCGATTTCGCGTAGCGTTCGCCGAACGTGTCGCCCTGAAGCTGGTCTTTCGGATCGAACAGAGGGTTAAGCGCAGGCGCCAGAGCGGCGTTCGTCGCGGCATTGGCCTTGTTAAGCAGGCCGCCGATGATCGGGATACCGGAGGCCGCCGAGCGCACAACCTCGTTGGTCGTGACGGGTTCAACCGGCGCGCTCGCCGCCAAATGCTGCTGCAGGATCTGGAACGCCTGCGCCGGCGTAGCGCCTTCAGGGCCCTCAATCGAGTAGGTTTTCCCGTCCGGCGAGGTCAGGTCAAAGGTTGGCATCAGCGCACCTTCACTGTCCAGCCGGAGGGAAGCGTGGCCGGAGCGGCGGCGGGCGATGCGGATCCGCCCCGGAGCCGCGAAACATTCTCCTCGACCTTCGCCAGCGCCTCTTGGCCATCCTTGCGCAGCACGGGGTATTGCTTCGCACCTTCCTCACCTAGCACGCCTTGAATCTGGCCGCCGAGCGCATCGAGCCGGGAGCGCATCAATTCGCCCTCGGTCGCCAGAATCGCCGCCAACTCCTTCGGCGACCGCGCGCCATTGACACTTTCGATGAAACGGTCGCGCTCGGCCGTACCACCCGGAGAACCGGCGTAGAATTTCGTGATTTCTTGACCGTAGTGCTGTGCGGCACCCTTCAGAGCTTCCATTTTTGCGGCTTGCTCGGTGCCGAGGCCGCGGGCCGCATTCACCAAAGACGTGACCGGAGCAAGTCCCATGTCCCAATTGCCGAGGCCCACCGCCTTTTCCGTGAGATCGGCGAGATGGCCCGCCGCCGTGTTGCCGATATTGATTTGTCCTCCGAGCGAGGACGGCGCGCTCGAGCTGAGCTGATTGCGCATGGTCTTGCGCGCGGCGAACGAGGCATCATCTACGGGCTGTCCGATATCCAAGCCGTATTTCTGCGCGACCATCTTTACGGTTTGGGTGAAGCCCTTCCGCGGGTTTCCGGTCGGTGTAGATTTTCCGTCCACATAGTTCTGCACGGATGCCTGAATTTCCGGGGAGAACTGGGCCAGATAGTCCTTTCCGGTCAAACTGCTGTCGATTTGCTTGACGCCGGGCGCGAGGAAGCCGCCCGTGAGCGGCCCATTCGCATCACCGCTCTGCCCGATCGGACGACCGTTGATGGTCTGGTCGCGCTCGTTGACGAAACCGTAATTTTCGTTGCCGAAGGCATCGACGCCAGTCTTCTGGTACTTTTCTTTGTTGGTCAAAGCCTCACTGATGAGCGTCTTGCCAGCTTCCGGATTGAGCACGGCGAGCTGCGCATTCTGCGGGGTTAAACCAGCCGAAATCAGCGCGCGATATTGCGCGACGAGATTCTGCTGCTGGATCCCGGCCGGATCGGTTCTCTGGCCTGTCACCCCGCCGGTGATACCTCCCAACACCTTCTGCAGCAGGCCGCCTGGGGTATTGACGAAGCTTTGCAGCCCGGCACCGAGATTGCCGCCGAAGTTGGCGCCGCCGAGCGCAGGCGGGAGCCCCTGATCCATTTGCGGGGCCTGCTGGCCCTGTGTCGGCTGGGCCTGCGGTGGCGTCATGACCTGTTGCGGCTGATAGAGGTCCGGAGAGCCTACGCGGGGCATCTGATAGCCGCCGATGGCGAGCGGGCCAGCTTGCGGCGCGGGGGCAGGCGCGGCCGGTGCGGCCATAGGAGCGGCCGGCGCGCCAGCATCACTGCTGCCCAGGCCCATCATCTGGCGCTCGGTCGGCGTGAGCGGCTGTTGCTGGATCGTCGGTTGCTGGGCGGGTTGGGTGGCCAGCGGCGCCAAACTGCCCATGATCTGGCCCAGCGGCTGGCCGGCGAATATCGGCGCGCCGGGAGCCGAACCAAACCCCTGCGATTGCGGGTTCTGATACTGCCACTCGCGCGGCAGGCCGCCGAGTAGTCCGCCGCCGCTATCGCCGAAGATTGCATCCAACAGGCCCATGCTTTGATCCTCAGCCCAACAGCAGCTTGCCGAGATTTGAAACACCGCCCGCAATCTTTGCGAACTGGTCCGCTCCGCTCATCTGCTGCGTGCCCTGGCTCTGGCCGGTGGACTGGGAACCAAGCCCCGCGATCGGAATGCCGATCTGAGCGAGCAGCCCCAGCGCCTGAACCGGGATGCCGCGCCGCTGCGCCTCGGCCTGTAAGGTGGCATTGGCGCCGGCGTTCGCCGCATCGTTCGCGGCGCCCGCCGCGGTAACGCCCGCACCCTTGTTTGCCAAGGCCTGCTGCTGGAAGCCGGAGAGGATGCCGGCGTTCGTGTTGCCACCCTGGTAGAGGTTTCCGGCAGCGCCCTGCTGGTTCTGGACGTTCTGATTGTATTGCGCTGCAATGGTCGGGGCCACGCCCTGCATGATGCCGCGCCCGAGCGCCATGGAGTTCGCACCGGAGAAGTCCCGGCCCGCCGCGGCAAACTGCCCGTTGGTGCCGTTCGTGATATCGGCAATAGTCGTGCTCAGCGCATCCTTGAAGCCCGGCGTGTTGTAGGGATCATAATTCGTATTGCTCGCCAGTGGGTTGGTCTGGTCGACATAGCGCTGATAGTTCGCATTCACCGCGCCGCTCTGGTCAGTCGCCCCGCCACCTCCGAGCAAATCGGTAGCATACTGCTTGATCTGCGGCGCGAATTGGCTGGCCTGGCCCGCGTTCTGCTCGAGCTGGTTGATCGCGCCGGTCTCCGCGCCGGTCAGGCCGGTATTGTTTAGGCCGGTCCCGAGCTGGCTCAGGATCCCGGAAAGAGCCGGCTGGGCCTGCGTCCACGGCGCCGTGGTACTGCTCTGCGTCTGCGTCGAACTGCTTTGTCCGCCCATCAGGTCAATTCCTTCTCCAAAACCACATGCTCAACTCGGTAATTGTCCAATACGCGATGCCAGCCCCTGCGGCCGAATATACGCATGACGGCACAGCCCTCAGCGGCCGCGAATGCCTCAAGCCGTGCCAGCAGCGCCAACCACCGATCACGATGATGTCCTGCACACGCGGTCAGAACGCAGACCTTGCGGCCGTTCAGCAGCACCAGTTGCGTTGCCGCCGCCGCCTCTATCGTCTTGTCTACCACGGCCAGCCACAGCAACTGCCGGCCAGCCAGAATTTCAGCCTCGCATTCCGCAAAGTCGCTCAATCCCGTGGCGTCGATCGCCGATTTGATTAGATGCCTGGCATGGGGCCAGATATCAGCGATGAGCGCCGGGTCGACGCAAATGAGGTCAGCCAAGGATGGCGTACCGGAAGATGCGATCGGTCTGCGCGTTGTTGGCGTGGGTCAGCGTGAATGACCCATTTGCAACGGTACTGGCGTAAATCGTTCCGGCGCCGACCTCGGCCGCCGCATTGGCCGTCATTGCGGTCAGGATCGGCGTGGAACCGGCCGCGATGGAGCCGGTCTGCGTCGGCGTGACCGTGGTGGTGGCCACGTTTGCCGTCAGCGTCACCGTCCCGGTCGCGTTCGAGCGGCCCGCCGCAACCTGCTGGATGGCAAGCACAATTCTCTTGAGATCGGTTTCCGTGATCGGCGGAACGAATACGGTCATAGCCTGGCGCCGCCCTTTACGTCTGGGACCACGCCTGCAATGAACGTCCATGTCGTCCCGGCCGGAATCCTGACCTTGAAGCGGACATACCGGGTATCGCGCGTCATATCCACGCGGCCGGTGCGCGAACTCATCAGCACTTCAGTGCCTTGGGTCGATGTCGTTCCTACCTGCGTATCCCGATAGGTGATCGAGCCGTAAACCGTGGCGGAATCCGTGATTGGGCGGAAACCCTTCACCGTGACCCTTATTTCGTCGTCGCCCTGCTCTGCGCTTTCAATCGTGCCCTCGAGGTTGCCCCCGGAGAAGAATCCGAGCACATGTGAGGAGTTGAATTGCGCGATCTGCGGTTGCACGGCGGTGGCATAGCTGTCGAGGCTCAGCGTCAAGGCATCAAGCGACGACGAAATGCTGTCGAGGTTCTCCAGCGTCAGGCCAGTCTGCGAGATGCCGAGCAGGTATTCGCCGGTGGCCGTGACCTGGAAGAAGCGCTCGAGCAGGTAATCGTAGCCGAGCAGCTTGTCATAGGTTCCGACCGTGCCCGACACCGATTTGTAGGCCCAATAAACCCGCGTGGTCCGCGGATCGGCCGCGCCCATGAACAGTTGCAGGTTGCCCTTGTCGAGGTCGGCCAGAAATGTCCGGTCGACCTTCTCCCGGCCGATCTGCTCCGGCACACCGCCCGGCTGGATCTTGTGAAGGCCCTGACCTGCGTAGAAAAAGATGATCTCGCCGGCCCTGATGATCGAGTACGGGGCAAACAGACCCTTATCCTGCGTGATGCGGTCAATCTGGAAGATGATCGGAGAACCCGGCACGTAGGACATGCGGCGGATGGCCTGGTCCTGGAAGATGATCCCGGCCTCGCCGCCCGCCACGCCGCGCACAATGCCGCCATCAGGGAAGTCCTGAAAGTCTGAACTATTGGTCCCGGATGTCCATGACGCTGAAGCGTTGAAGCTGTTGAGCCCGGACCACTGGATGCGGTAGGGCTGCGAGAGCAGGCCGGACAGCACGAGAAACCGTCCGACGACGCTGATGTAGGCTGCTTGCGGCGGAGATCCCAGCGCATTGGTGAAGGTGCTCGACGTGTTTAGGTCATAGACTTGTAGGAGAGCATTCGCATGAGTGGCAAAAACCAGATTCCCGGTCTGCGCGAATTGCCACTGCGCGGAGGCCCCAACGTCAAGATAATGCGACGTAACGGAGTGTGTCCCTGAGCCGGCCGTTGTCGTGTTAATCCGCGCCCCGCCGGGAGTCGCCGAAACACTGAACACGGATCCAGAAAGTCCGGTCGCGCTGACGTAGTAGGTTGTGCCGGCAACCAGAGGAGACGGCAAAGTCCCGGTTGTCGAGAATGCGACAGGTTCGTTAGCGACGAACTCGTTCGTATATGTGATGACGACCGGGCTTGCATTGGAGATCGACGCCACGGCAGCAGGGATACCAACATTTTTCCAACTGAATGTGGTGTTGTCGAGCATATAGAGCCCGTGGCTCGTCGCTCCGAACGTGATAACCGAGCCATCGGATTTCAGAGCATAGAACGCACCACGGCATGCCGCTGGAAGTGCTCCAGTGTAGGCCGAGAAGGACGGGAACGGCCCATATCCATCGCCGCGCGGCGCGACGTTGAGGATGGAGTGAACGCTTGTCCCTTCGTAGTCCGACGTGTCGGGGCGCCAGTCGCCGTAGACGAGGAGCGGCATGCTATAATCCCAACGCCGCTACGATCTTGGTTACCCAAAGGTCAGCAGCCGCATCAGCTCCAGCCGCCTTGAAGTGCGTGTCGTCGGAAACTCTGTTAACCGCTGTTCCTGTCAATGTGTCGGTATCAGCGCCAGCAAATACCGTTGTTCCGTTGACTGCGGCGACTTGCGCGGCCTGAATGCCTGCCGACACCGCACCGTTGATATAGGTGCATTTCCCTACCAGCCAACGCGCGGAGAAGCCCGCGGCGGAAGGCGTGGCCAGGACTTGCGCCAGAGAAGCCGCATAGGCAGACTGCGACGTGCCGAGCGGATTATTATCCGTCTCTCCTTGCATCCATATGAACGCTGACGGGGTAAGACCGACTGCAGCGAGCCGCTGGCACGTAATAACCATGCGCCGATTAAGGATTCCGCCAGTAGCCCATTTCGCAATTGATGTTCCGCCATATGCTGCAGGCGCTAGGATCACACGCGCGCATTTCCCGGCATTGATGAGCTTGTCGGCGACGCGGCCGAACATATTCCCCTGCCTAGATATGTCGGCAGTTGTGCATCCTAGCAGCGGATCAACGGCGCGATAGACCCCGCCGTCGAACGGATTGAAATTGTCGACCTTGGTTGCGTTGGTCGGCGTGTAGATTGTATCTCCGCTATTGGCTGCATTCGATTGGCCAAAGATCGGCAGAACCAAGGTGACTTCGCCTGCGTTCAGGCGCGGAGTGCTGACGATTTTCCCAGTCGGTTGGCTATTGCTGCCCCACGATATTTGAGCGAGGTCCTCCGGCATCACATACGGGTCTGCTGCTGATGCTGCACCTCTCATCAGCCCCAAAACTCCAACTGCATACCAGAACGATGCACGGCGGCTCCAGCGTTGTTCCCATACCATGTCTGGGTGTCCGTCCCGTTGCCGCGCTCTAGCCAGCGTATTTCATGCCATCCCAGCCCTGGATAGCCTCGATATGTGGATTCGCTTGTCGTGATGGGCGTGCTCACGCACTGCACGAGTTGACTACGCGCACTGTTGACTGTCGAACTGTCGATACCGATTCCGGAGACCACCGTGCGCGCCGTCGCGGTGGAATTTTGCACGACGCTAAATGCATCCGCGTCGAGGAGCACGCCGGCAAGACCAAAGAGTACTTCCACTTGATTTCCAGCGCTTGCATTGGCCTGCTGGAACGCGGCCGTTGAATAGGTCCAGTTAACAGAGGCTTCCTGCACGACGCCGGCCCGCGGAGCGATCTGCCAGGCATTAAATAGCAGTCGCTTCAGTACCGTGTCGCTTGCCTGCCCGTCTGCCGTGGCACGGAAGCTGCCAATGTAGGTCGCGCAATTGGCTGCGACGGATACTGTGTCACCGCTATTTGCGCCGAACCGTATCGTGATTGTGTTGGTGTTGGTCCAGATGCCGTTTTTCAATTGGATGTCGGTTGATGCAGCACCAGTCCCACGCGCCGTGGCCGAGCCCGCCACCGCACCATCATCCCATTTCGGGCCACTACCTAAGCGCCGCGTTCCGGAATCATTGATGATGAAGAGGTCGTAATTCTTGCCGGACTGATGATAGTTTGTGTGTCCGGAATTGCTATCAAGAGCTAGCGTCAGGTCTGCCGAGAGCGCATAGAGCAGGAATTGCGAGCCGTTATAGATCGGGACCACTGAGCCGTTACAAACCGTCGCATAGATGCTCGTGGCGCCCGCGACATCTGCGGTCGTGACCGCAACGCCCGTGGTCAACGTGGCGCGAACCTGCGGCTGAATGAGAAAGTCAACGCTATTGGTCTTGGTGACGGTGATCGCAGGCCCTGACAGAGTCCCGTCTCCGGACATCGTCTGAAACGCCGCCGCGGTCCCGGCAGAGTTGATCCCGAGGAACTGGCTTGCCGTGCCCTGGATATCCGCGACATCAGCCGTAGCGTTTCCGGTTACGCCGATCACCGAGCGTGCAACGCCCTGCGCCTGCATAGCGCGCGTGACTTTGTGCGCGCCGATCGTCGTGGCAACAGCCCCGGCCGCAGTGGTCACATCCCCTGTCAGCGCCGGCATACGTGCGTCAGGGACTGTGCCGCTGGTCAGGTTGCTGGCGTTCGTCGTGTCGACGTTGGGGACGTTCTCAAGCCCAGAGACAGTATGCGCGGCATCCCAAGCCGGGCCGTCGACAAGCACATTCGGGTTTGCCGCGGCGCCCGTCGTGGTCGAATGGTGGATAACAGGCGCTGCCATCAGCTAGGAGTCCATGTCTCGGCTTGGCCTGTAACAGCATCCCAGATGCCGCCAGTCTCTCCGGTATCGAAAATGGGGCGTCGGTCGAAGACGGTAGGATCGAACACGCGCACGACCTGATTTTCTTCAGTCCACGTCTCGGCCTGCTGTGTCGCCGGGGTCCACGTCGTCATGGCGTTTGTCCTGAAGTGCGGACTGGGAAGTTCAGGTTTGCAAAAACTCCATGCAATGAGATCGCAGCCTCATCGTAAGCCGAGGCCGCCTCTTCCTTTGTTCGAAAGCTGCCTAGGTACTGCTGCGAGCCATCAACACCGATTTGAGCAAACCAGCTTCGACCTTTAGTTGCCGTGAACACACCTTTAAAGCCGGATGTATTTGTGTTGAGTGCCCCCGCATTTCGATTGTTCTCGGCGGTCGAGCATTCGCGCAAATTCACCCACCTATTATCGGTTCTGATGCGATTGACGTGATCAACCGTCTTCTGCGGGAAATTTCCTGTTTGAAACAGGACTGCCAATCGGTGTGCAGCATACCGGATATCATCAACATAAATCTGGATGTACCCGTCACTATTATTGACGCATCCAGCCTCCTTACCGGCATGGCGTGTATTCCAGCTTCGGTCTGTGCGTTCAGAACCAGCTCGCACTTCTCGCTCTAGCCAAACAAAAACCCCCGTGAGGGGGTCATATGAAAGGAGTTGTTTCAGTCGCTCTTGCGTCAATTTCATGGGGTTTGACCTGAAACACGGACTACGGAGGGCCCAGCATTGAACGTCGAGGTCAGGCCGAGCATGTTCAATTCATCGAGCGCGGTCTTGAACCCGAGGCCCCAGATCTGAATGCGCTCGTCATCCTTGAGATAGGGCATCGCTTCCAGCAGCGCGCCGTAGAGGTATAGATCGGGCGCCGCCGTCAGCAGCCAATTCGTCGAGTTGCTGGCGAGTGCCGGGATGTTCTGGCGATAGACCATCTCGATCGTGTAGTTGGCGTCAGGCGTCGGTGCCAATTCGATCTCGGTCCCGAATACTGTGAAGTAGCGCGGCCGTGCCGCTATGTTTCCGCTCTGGAACCGGTACTCGTCCATTTGCGTTCCTGATTTGAACTCCAGACAGGGCTTCCCGGTGACGCTCGACAGACGGACCCGGCGCATTGACTGGAAATCGGTCGGCAGCGATATGAACTCAGGTTCACTCGTCGTGATGTCCGTCGCTGTAGTCGAGCGCTGCTCCATCTGTCGGGTGAACAGCACCCGGTTCATCTTAGCTTCGAATAGCTGGATAAGCCCGGGGATGGCGTCGGTGAGCTGCGTATCCTGGTCGCGCTTGAGGTAGTCTACGATTGCGGTCTGCAGCGTGGCATATGTCGTGATGAGGGTCACAGCAGCCCGGCGCTCCAGCCGGCTTGAAGTGCCGGTCGATCAACCCGGAGATGCTTCCATTCCGGGTCTTGGAGTTTCTTCTGCACGATGTCGTCGAACTCCTTGCTGAATGGCTTGATATTGACGTTGCCCTTGGCGTGCTCCTCGTCGAGCCAGCGGATGTAGATCACGTTCGGGATGCGCGCGACGTGCCGGCCCCAGTCGCTGTGCTGTTCCTCGCGCCGCGCCTCGCGGTTCCAGTTCAGGATAGGCTCGACATCCTGAACATGCTCGATTGCGAGGTCTTGGCCGTTGGGGTCGAGGTGGACATTGACGGAGAGGTCCGACATCAGGAGAGCTCCGTAACCCAGAGCGTGCCGGCAGTCGTAGTCACAAGACCGTTGGTGGCAGCCTTGAGGGCCGAGATTTTCTGACCTGGCGACACCGTGATGACGGTTTCCCAGTTCGCAGGCAGGAACGGGTCTGCCGTGGTCGCGGTCGCCGATCCGGTCGAATCATAAATCCGGAAATTGCAGGCCGAATTGGCGACGAGGCGGACCGCGTAGGTCCCGGGCGCGAACGCATTCGTGACCGCTGTGGTGGTGTCGAATGCAACCGTCTGCGTGACGCCAAGGCGCCCGATCGCTGCTTGAATCGTCATGAGATCACCTCACGCCGGCATCAGAACGACACCAAACGTGCCGCCGATCGTGGTTCCGGTTGAGCCAGAAGGCGTGAACGAGATCAGGTCGCCCTCGTTCACGACATTCGCCGCGGTCGGAACCATCGTGTTGCTAGTTCCAGCTGCGCTGTTCGAAGCGGTCAGAACGAGCGGCGAGCCGGTGACGGCCGTGCCGGCGCCCGGAGCAGTGCCGCCAGCGACCACCGGGATAATTGCGACCGCCACTGAGCAGTCCGTGGTAAATGCGCCATGAGATACGCCCGTTACCAGCGTGATCTTGGCCCGATACGGAGCGCGGATGACACAGGCAAGAGGAGTGGAGGCGATCGAGTTCGTCGAGGAATTCAGGAAACGTTCCTGCAATTGGGGATGCGAGCCGGGATAGGACATGAATTTGGCTCCTTATGCCGTGTAGACGTAGGAAATGATGCCAAGCGACGCGGTGAACGTCGTGGTCGGCGTGATGCTGGGGGTGGCGGTGGCGGCGACGCCGGCGACCGTTCCCGTGTTGGTGTCGACCCACGTCGCGGCTTGGATGGTACGCCATGTGTCGGTGGTGCTATCGGGCATGACTCCAATCCAGTACTGGCCTGGCTTGGCCGTATAGGCCGAGACGAAAGCCCGCTGCTGGAAGGCCGAGGCGCCAGCCGTAACCGCGCCGCCGCCCGTCACCGACGAGTTGGCGACCAGCGTACCGGCCGAGTTGTAGAGCGAGACAATCGCCTTCGTCGTTCCGACCGTGGTTCCGTTCAGCACTCCAATACCGAGCAGGACGCACGGATAGGGCACGAACACGTCGCTGAACCACATCGTGTTGGCGACGCCGGCGCGTCCGTTGGTGTCGATAGCAGTCAGGGCGCCGAGATTGCCGGGCCCGACGTTGTAAAGCCGGGTTTTGCCGCTCAGCGCCGCGTATTGATCTGCCGTCTTCTGCGCGCCGCGGGCCGTGGCGCCGCTCATGATCAGGATTTTGTCGGTAGCAAGCGCGATCGTGGATTCAACCGGGGTGTCCGGGGTATCTGTCGTTCCCATGGGGGTTATCCTTTCAAAGGTGAAAGGGCCCGGAGCAATCCGGGCCCCGATGGGTTACGACGTGGTAAGGTCGTAGACCGCGCCGCTCGCCTTTTCGTTGCGAGAGACCAGCGCGTATTCGCTGAGCACCTGACGCCGATCCGAGTCGCCGGTCTTGGCGAGCGGGATCGAGATCATGTTGCGGCCGTTCAGGAACGCCAGCGCCCACTTATCGAGCTCGAGCACGAGGACATCGCGGGACCGGCTGAACCGGTTGGCGACGACCTTGAGCTTGCCGAAGTCGGATTCGTAGGCGTCGACCGAGGCGGTGATCTTCTTGGTGGTCGCCTGCTCGATCGGCGAGGCGCGTCCGGTGAAGGTCGAGAAGATCTGCTTGTTGAAGGCACCGGCCATGATGGTGTTCGGATCGCCGCCCTGGGTCCAGACCGCGGAAAGCACAGTCTTCAACTGGGCCTCGGTGAAGGCCCGCTGCGTTCCGTCCACCCTCGTCACCGTTCCGGACGTGGTTGGGTCTGTGCCGGTCGTCGAGGTGTTGGTCTTGATCCATGACAGGACCGAGGCCGTGGTGCGGGCCGTGGTGGTGTCGCCGGCAACCTGCGTCTGGTTGGTGCCGCAGACCACCACTTCCATGTCACGCTTGAGCTCCAAGCCCTTCAGCATGGCCTGGTAGGCCAGTTCGTTCGACCGGCCGGCGTGCTGGACAGCCTGCTGGGTACCTGACACGCGGGCGACCTTGTAGCTGATCTGGGTGATGTTCGCGAGACGGACAGTCACCGTGGTGGCGTTCGTGGTCGGATCGTCACCTTCGAGCTGGGCATTCGCGGCCGCGGTCGCGAGGTCCTGGGTCTGCCACTCATGCTTGGTCGCGGTGGCCTTTTCGCGTTCGATACCGGAAATGAACGGCGTCGCAGTGGGCGCGATCCGGTAGATCATGTCCGTGAGGTCTTCACGGTTGCCGATCGCCTGATAGGTGGCGAGGGTTGAGGCTGGGAGAGACATTGCTTTCTGTTCCTATGATGCCCGGCGAGAGGCCGCTTTCATTTGCGCTTCATAGAGCGCCCATGCGTCCTTCTCGGAACCGGTCTTGTTGAGACGATCTTCGAGGGCCTTGATGTTTTCGGCGTCCTGCTGACCTGCGGGACGGGCAACACCTGGCCGCTGTACCTGCGGAAGCTTGGCAAGCTTGGCCTGGATCTGGTCCTTGCTCTGCTGCAGCTCGGCGAGCTTGAGGCTGTCGTTGATCAAGACCTGAATGCGGTGATCGTAGACGCCAAGCTTCTGCTTGCCGGCTGCTAGCGCGTTCAGTTCTTCATCCTTGAAGCCGATTTCACTCAATCGCGCTGCCGCGCGGCGCTCCAGTTCGGGGCCTTTCTTCGGATCGGAGAGTTCCGGGATCAGTTCACGCGCCTTGGCGTTTTCCTGACCGATGAAATCTTGCCAGTCCGTCTGCTCCTTCGTCGCTTTGCGCTGATTGGACTGATCAAGCTCGGCCTTTACCGCCGCCATCTTCTGCTGATGGACCTGCCAGGCGTTGAGATAGGCCTGAATTTGTCCCGCAGCGACCGGATCGGTGGTCGATAGTCGGAGAGCTTCATTCGCCAGCGTTTCAAGGTCCGCCATCGATTTGATGTCGGCGAATTGCCGGTTGTTGTACTCAGTCAATCCTTGCATGACTTCGGGAAGCTTGGCCTCGTACTTCTGCCTTGCCTCTTCCGCCTGCGCTGCCTTGGCCTCAGCGGCCTTGGCGGCTTCAGCGGCCTTCTGCTGGCTTCGGATGGTGCCTGCGTCGCGCTCCGATTCGCGTGCAACGATCTTCTGTTGCATGGCGCGGGGAAGGGATTGCCACTCTGCATCTTCATCCTTTGACCAAGACTTCGGTCGCTCGATGGGCGGCTCTTTTACCGCTTCGGCTTCCTTAGTCTCGCCGGGGTCCGTTTCCGGATCGGCGTTGCCCTCGACGGACAATTGCGGGTCTGCGGTCGCGTCATCCGCGCCTTCTGCAGGAGATTCATTCAGGGCCGCGTCGAGCATGCGGCGGCCTTCTTCGATCGTGAGTTCTGACGTATCGGCAATAGCCGGCGCTTCCTGAGAAGCGACAGGTTGGTCGGTCATGGATTGATCCTAAGTTCAGATGATGCCGAATTTTTTCTTGCGTTCGGCGGTTTCAGCGAGTTCGCGCAACTGCGCCGCAGCCAGCTTGCCGTCGTTCAGTACGGCGCCGATATGGTCCTTGATCTTCCCGATGATCTGCACGGCCTGCCAGACCCGTTCCCGGCCCTCGCTGTCGCGCAGTGGCGTTGCCTTCCATGCTGCGATATATTCGGCCTCCAGCGTCGCCAGAGCGTCGTTGAACAGTGCGTTGTCGAGCAGCGATTGTGCCTCAAGGGCGCGGCTATTTTCCCTGAGCAGTTTGTGTTCGTCGATCACGCGGCAAGCCTTCGCTGGCTGAGCATGGTTTCAAGCTCTCGGCGCACCGCTTCAATCGGCCATTCGTCAACCGTGGTTTGGCGGAATATCCGGTGGCCGCGGTACCATTGCGTCCTGGCACCCTTCATCCAGCGCCAGCACGGGGCCTTCCCAAGCATCAGCAGCACTGGCTTTCCCAGCGCGCCGGCCATGTGAGCATTGGCCGAGTCCGTCGCCACGATCACGTCCATGGCAGCGATGGCCGCCGCAGTCGAGCGCCAGTCCGTGAAGGTCGAGCCGAGGTCTGCAATGAACCCATCCAGCCCGAGGTTCGTGATCTCCTCCGGGCCCGGCTTGACCTGGAGGGAGTAGAATGCCGCTCCCGGCAAGTCGAACAATGGGCAAAAGGCGCGGAGGTCGGCCGATCGCAACGCATCATTCGCATAGCCGGGAGAGCCTTTCCATGAGAGGCCGACCTTCAATCGTCCCCTTTCAGGGAGATTGACAGGCGCGCTCGTCATGTAAGCCAAATCATTGACACCCACGTATTCGATCCCCATCAGCGCGCACGCGGCCATCGGAGAAGTCACAAAATCCGCCTTGAACGGGCCGGCTTCGTTGATCACGTCATCAAAGCAGTCGAACTGCTCGGCGATCAGCGGCGCCAGGCTTTCAGGACCGGAAAACACCAGTTTCGCGCACTCATCCCGGAGGATCGGAGCGAACCTGATGAACTGGATCGTGTCCCCAAACCCCTGTTCATGGGTCAGGATGACGGATTTGCCCGTCAGATCCTCGCCGTTCCACCATTTGATCTTGCTCGCGCTGATCGGCTTGCGCGGCTTGATATGGTGCTTGACCTCGAACTCGTAGAGCCCTTCCTTGAGCTTGCCCATGGCCAGTTTTGCGATGGCGATCGACTGATGGATCTTCGGCTCGTTGATGTCGGCCTCAAGGCTCAGCTTGTACCAGTTCAACGCCTCCTGGTATTCGTAGCGATCATGATGCGCCAAGCCGATATGGTGCATGACCAACGAGCGGCGGTCCTGCGGTGCGATCTCCAGCGCGGCCCGGAACGTCCCGATGCTGTCCAAACCGCTCCGCATCAGCGCCGATGCGTAATTGAATACCGCGATAAACTCGTTCGGCGCCACGTTCGCGCAGCGCTTGGCAATAGCAAGTTGGGCTCGACTGCGCGGCGTGGTCGACAGCAGCGTATACTGGTTGGCAAGATATTCCGGGTTGTCCGGATCGTCGAGCAGATGTGCTGCCGTCTTTTTGTAGGCGTCGATGATTTCAGTCATGTTTCGCCAGAACGTTCATCCCGAACCTGCGGACAACCGAATAGCCTACATGCTTGAGAAATCTCCCAATTTCGGTTTCGTCTGATTTGGTCACCTCGAAGAACAGATAGGGCCGGCATCCCTGGATCGTCGTTACCGCTCCGGAGAGCGCATCCATTTCCATGCCTTCGATGTCCATTTTGATCAGGTCGACACGCGGGAGCTGGAGAGAATCGATAGACAAAGTTCGAACTTTCAGCGTCGGTTCTTCGTAATCGATGCATTGCCCGATATATTCGGTATTCCTGAACTGCCGCAGCTCAAGGCTGCCATAGCTGCCGTGGGCCTCATAGTCCGGCTCAGGAATCTTCATCTCTCCTGTTTTCGTGTCGACTGCGGCCCAGATCGCACGAGCATTGAAGCAATTCTGCAGTGCGATATTGCCGGCTAGAGCGTAGAAAATCCGCTCCTGGGCCTCGATCGCAACGACCGAACCCCAGCCTCGCATGTGCCTTGACCACTCAAGTGTGTGAACGCCGATATTGGCCCCGCAATCGACCGCAATAACGCCATCGCCGTGGCGAATCCTGCGTTCGTCCAGAAGCCCCTTGAGAAATTCAACTTCGTCAGGATCATAGGAGTTGGTCTCTAATATCTGATGACCAACTCCGTACCTGTTTTCGTTCCCCTCGTTGTAGTCCATCCGGCTAAGGATGATGGCCCCGTGATCCGAGGAAACGAGGCAGAATGAAATCAAGTGCGCGCCCACAGCGAGCTTGAAATCTTCCTGAAGAAGGAGCCGGCGCCAGGTTGGATCTCTCCTGTTGCCGCGACGCTCTCGCCGGCCTGCCCATGAGCCGTAACATCGCTGTCGAGAGCATGGATCTCGACGATATCGCCAACCTGTGATCCGGGCGGAAGCAAGACGTGGCCGGCACCAGAAACCGCGGCGACCATCCATCCCGCGTCGTGAGGAATCTCGACATAAGGCGTCGAACTTGAGGCTGTCAGTGCAACGATACCTGTCTTTCCAGAAACGGTAACCTCAGCCGTGATCCCTAAAGGATCGACGAATGTCGTGGTCATGTTTTCTCCTTCATATCGGTCGCGACCTCTGCGGGCTTCTGGTCGTTGGCGTAGGGATCATGCTTGGCGCCACGCCACTCGGCAGGGCCCAGATCGGCCGGCTTGGGCGCGTACAGCGATCCAGTAGCGACCGGATGCGGATCGGCTTTAGGCGCGGGCGGAAGAATGGGGTCCGGAATGATGGGTTTGGTCAGCGGCTTCTCAGCGGCCAGCTTCTCCCGTTCTGCCTCGACCTTCTCGTCGGCGGCCTTCTTCATGTCAGCCTCGAGCTTCGCATTGGTGAAGACCCAGCCGGCCTTTTCCATCTTGCGGATCATCACGATGGCCTCGGTGATCGAGACCCTGGATTGCGTGGCCTCCGCGATCACGTGCGCTAATTCCTCATCGAGCTTCGCCTGTGCGATCTTATCCATCTGTTTTCTCCGGTTTTGCCCTCATCTGCTCCAGCTTGGCCGCGTGTGATGCGTCGTTGTGTTCCATCTTCTGGTCGTGAGCAGCGGCAGTCGCAGCCATGCCAACGATGGTCTCCGCCACCTTGGCGCGGTGCTGCTGGTGGTCTGCAGCCGCCTTGCGCTCCATCTCGATCGCTTTCATGTGCAATTCCAGCACCTTGATCTTGGCATCAAGTTCCGCCTTGACCTGAGCAAGTGCAGCCGCATCCTTGGCTTTCTGCTGGTCGAGCTGGGCCTTCATCGCAAGCTCGGCCTGATCGCTCTTGGCCTGCTCCTGGATCGCCAGCACCTTCGGGTCTGGTGTCGGCGGCGGGGGCGGATGCATCGGCTGTCCGGTCTGCGGATCCTTGGCCTGCGGGTCATTGAAGAACCGATCCGCGTTCTTGTGGCCCATCAGCTTGCAGATTTCGGAGGCGAGATTGAAGATGTTGATGTCGTCGACAAGGTTGGTCTTGCCGCCGGCGAGAAGCTTTTCCTGAAGCCCGGCGATCGCCATGTTCTGGGCGAACTGCTGCGCCTTTCCGCCGGTTCCAAGCCCGACGCTGATGGTCATGTCGTCCCGGGTCGTCCACTGCCGCGGATCGACGCTTACCCACTTATTCCGCAGACGAACGGTTTCGGCCTGCTGCCCATGCTTCCTGATTGTGCCGTGCAGCAGCGAGAAGATGTCCCGCACGCCCTCGGACATGATGCGCGCGATCAGCTTCATCCGCATCTGCGAGGCCGAGAAGACCTGCGCAACTGCGGTCGCCGTCTGGTTCTGCAGAGCGTTGGCATCGATGCCCTGACCCTGCTTGGTCACACCGGTGCGGGTTTCGAGCTCGGCGTCGAGGTATTGCAGCATCGGGTAGATCGACGTGGTGATGTCGGGCACCACCTGCCAATTCAGTCCGCCCGCCGTCTTTGTGCGAACCACGCCACCAGGGCGGCTAACAAGAAGATCATCGAGAGTATTCGGTCCAGCATTCTGCTCTGCAACTTCAACCCGGGGGTTGTTGTGCAAATACAGATTGTCCAGCGCGCCCCGCTTCAGCGCCGTCTTCTCACGCTGCAGTGGCATCACGAGATCGGCCATCGACCGGCCGAAGAACCGGTGCGTCATCGGAACCGGCGTGGTGGCCGCGATCGGGATGGCGTCAATGGGTTCGATCGCCTCCTTTCCATCCTTGCGCAGGATCTCGCCTTGGTCACCGGCCGTGGTCACCATGTAGAGGCAGGGGCGGCCATTGCCCTCGTAATCCATCCGGATATAGTGCTCGGTGATCTTGACCGGGCGCGCCGCTGCGTTCGTGCTTGCTCCTCCTGGCACGGCCAGATGTTCGGAAACCGTGTCGCGAGCGATCGTTTCGATTTCGGTCAGGCCGGTGTATTCGGTCAGGCTCTCGATCTGGGCCTTGTCGAATCCCTCCGCGGCCAGCTGCGCCGGCGTCTTCGTCACGACCTCGTGGAAGGCATAATTGCAGGTCTTGATGTCCCGCGCGGCGCGCTCGATCCCGAACTCCTCGGGGGGAATGCCGAGAACCCGGGCCTGAGCCATTTTCCTAGTGGTGACGATAGTGACGTCATGGGTGGTCGGCTTGGGCGGCGCAGCAGGAGGGGGAGCTTGAGGCGGCACCATTGGCAGCTGCGGCATGCCTTGGAGCATGGCCGGAGGCGTCATGGCATCCATTAGGACGGCTCGCTCTCTTCAACCGGCTCGGAGGCTTCCTCAGCCTCGTTGTTGACCGTGTGCTCGACGATCTTCATGGTTCCTTCCGAGGCCTCAACCGCCTGAACGAGCAACGCAAACTGGTCCTCGGTCAGGTCATAATAGGTCTCGCGGCTTTCCTGCTCGCGTTCTTCCCAGAAGACCTTGACCAAGCCTGTCTTGCTCAGCAGCGCATCCTTGATGAAGCCATAGAGGATCATGAAGCCCGGATTGCGCTGCATGAACACGTGGTTCACATAATCGGTTTCCTGCTGCGCCGCGTCTTCATCCTCCGGACCGACCGGATCGAACCGCACAACCTCGTTAGATCCGGCAAAGATGTCCATCAGCGACGGCATCAGCCCTTCAATGGTGTCCTGCACATCCATCGAGACAGCGCGGGAGCGTCCGTCCTGCGCCGGCATGTCCTTGGCCATGTGGCCCTGATAGTAGTCCATCGCATCCGCGCGCTCGCCCATCAGATTGGCGGCCTGCGTCGCAGCCATCGCGCTGGCTTTCTCAGCGTTGACCATGGCGCGAAGGTCGGAGATGGACATTTTAGTCAATTTCATAGTCCTTCGGAGCCGACCCATCCTTGCGCAGTTTCTCAATCAGCCGCAGCACGCGGAGGAAGCCTGCTCGCTCCTCAAACCAGCCTTCACCTCGAGACTGTTCGCGAATCCTCGATTCTACCTCCGCAAGGATTTTCGCGTCATCCATTACCGCCACCCCGCATTGCCGTAGTTCAGAGATCGGTTGAAGTTCGCCTCGTTCGCCGGCGGCTGATAACAGATCGCCATCAGACCCAAGGCGTCAGCAGCGTGTGATGACCAGTCGTGATCCGGTCCAAGGCCCACATTTCGGATATCGTCTTTCCGCTCGTGGTAAAAACCGATAGCGTCACGTCCAGCCTCGGTAGTGTCCTCGTTAAACCAGAGTTGCGGGCCGAGACGTCGGAGCGCTTCAATACGCTGCATTGCGGCGCCGCGTCCCTGATTGGGTACGGTTGGGTCGACCCTGAAACCTGCATCGCGGAAGTGATCCTCGTACCTTTTCCCAGTGACATCGTTTTCTTTAACCCCGTCATGAGGAAAGCGCAGAATGACGTTCTCGTAACCTCTGGAGCGCAGCCAGTTGACGTGGAAAGCTAGGACTTGGCCTTGGGACTCGTAATAGTCGAGGACGCGGATTTCCTGCCCGACGAACTGGACAATCCAGATCGTGAAGGCGTCGGCAGTTGCTCCGGATCCGCCAATATCGATGAACGCGCGAAGTGGGAGGAGCGGATCGGCAGCCACGCGACCGATTCGCCCACTTTGACGAGCTTGAGCCAGCAGCCCTGCGAAGTAAGCCCCTTCGAAGGCCTTGGCATATCCGCCCTCATACGTGTGGTCGTACCGATCCGGGTAAAGCTGCAGCTCGAGCAGCCGTTCCGCCTCTAGCGTCTTGGTCCACCACGGGTTGTCCCGCCAGTTCGCCTGAATGACAACTGACCCTTCAGGCTTGCGGCCCCTCAGGAAATCATCGACCGCATCAGACTTGCGGCGCGGGTTCCATGAGAACCACAGCTCAGACCCCTCATCCCGAATCGTCGGACGCAATAGAGAAAGGCTCCGCGCTGACATAGTCTGCGCTTCGTCCGTCCAAGCGATCCGGAAGCCCTCAAGCGACTTGATCGACTCCGCGGTGTGGTCCTGCATGCCCGTGAACATGATCAGGCCGTCGCCAGGCGTCGCGATCCGGTCGTGGAAGACCTTGAACCCCTGCCCTACGCCGAGGGCGCTGATCTTGTCCTCGATCAGCCGCTTCGAACTCTGTGAGAGCGTGCGCTGCACCTCGCGGATACAGACCGCTCTTGTTCCTTTGACTGCTTGGCATTCTTCAACGACCATTTCGCCGAAGAAATGCGACTTTCCAGAGCCGCGGCCACCATGCAGGCCCTTATATCTGGCAGGATGCAACAGCGGTTCGAACACCCGCGCCGTCTTGATGTCAGTCAGGATTTCCTGGATCGACAATGATGCGCCTTATCGTGTGAACGATTTCGACTGGACCGCCTTCCTCATCGCCCACGATCGCCTGAGCTGGCTTGCCGTCCAACCGATCGCCAATCTCACGCGCTGCAGCGGTTTCTTCGCCCGCCCGATTGAGCAATTGCCGCGCAATCCATCGAAGCGATCCCTTGGGGGCCGGGCATGGCTGTTCCTCTGCCGCAAGATTGGCTTCCATCCGGATAGCTTCCCGGAAGGGCTTGTCTTTGTTGGGCGATCCTGCTGGGCGGGCCATATTTTACTGATCAAATCATTGAAATTTTGTTGCTTTGAGCGCGTCAAACGCAGCCCTAATCTCAGCCGGAGAAGCACCGCTCGGAACCCGCACCGATAGCTTGCCCATCTGGTAAACCTCGAAGCGGCCACCTTCGTCATACCGCATGGTGATACGGTCAAAATCTGGGTGTCCACTCATTGCATCTTGAACAGATTGAATGCTCATTTGGGTTCCAAACGCAAAAAGCCCGCGCGAGGCGAGCCTGTGCAAATCACTGCGACGATGAGAAAAGGGCACGTTCCATGTGACATGTCAACTGGTTCCAATACTATCCGTTTGATAATCCGTAGGTTCTGGCCAGCCGGTCGAGACATTCCCCTATCCGCTTACCGAAATAGAGCTCCCACCTGGTTCCTTTGAGCGCGCGGCGAGCTGCGATCTGGCCCATGTTCAGACCGGTGATTAAGAAGTCCCTGATGAGCGCAGAGCCATCGAGGCCCAAATCCCTGTCCGCCGCTACCAAACGCTTCACGGCCTTGATCTGGGCATCCGTGATGGCTTCTGGCATGCGGCCGCCGTCGACTGCCTCTTTGCCAGGGTCGATCGCGCAGGGGCCTCGCTCGGCCGTCTCAAAATCCTGTTGATAGGCACGACCCGCATAATATTGCGCGTCATCGATGGTGCGAGGGCGGCGCGCATGCATGGCAGCGAGCGGATCATTCCTCGTCGACCTGATTGCGGCGAGCTTGGCTCCCATCTCGTAGGGATCGTCAACCTCGATCGTGGCGAGATATCCGGTTGCCGGATTGTGAGGCTGGCGGGCGCGGGTCATTGCATTGCTCCATGATCGTGCCAGGTGCACAGCCGGATCCCGAGCTTGCGCTGGTACATGTAGACGGTGCGGGCCGACAGCCCGAGCGCATCGGCGAGGATGAACGGATCCACGCTCGGGTTGGCGCGGAGGTAGGCGTCACGCTCGGCGGTGAACATGGGCGCGCGGCGGAGCGGGAAGAGATCGGGGGCATGGACGGTCATTGCTGTTGCGCCCTCGCCATCTCGGCCGCGCGTGGAGTAAGTCGGCGCTTCCGCGGTTTCCGGGGCCTAGTAACTGATTGGGCAATGTCGCCCAGCGCTCCAGTGAGGTCTACAAGGTCTTCCATGTTCTTTCTATGCTTATCGAGTTCGATGAAGATGCGGCCGGCCTCGCGAAGGTGTTCGACTTCCTCCGCGCTGATTTCGAATGTCGTCCATGACGTGCGGCAGGATTTGCAGCGCCGACGACGCCGGATGGTTTTGGATACCGGGCGCGAGTCCTTGACCGAGCTTTCGCCGCCGCATTCTGGGCATACGATTATTCGGCTGCCCTCATTGCGAGGAGCGCGTGTTTTTCTAGGATCTCACGCGGGCATCGGCATGCCGAAGATTCCGGATCGGGCCCGGCTTGCGATGACCATCTACCGGTCTTCGTGTACAATTTCACGACGGACTCCCAGTCGAACACAGCGTCCATTTTCGTCGGTGCGACTGGCGGCGGCTTGTTTTTCGCCTGCCAGTCTACCGCGCGCTGAACCCAGACACGCCAATCCGGCAGGATCCGAGGCATCGATCCGGGCCGCTCGCGGAACTTCACCAACTCGGACTCGGCGGTCTGCAGACCGAGCTTCGCAACAGCGTCGTTCCATTCAGGTTCTGGAGGTCTCCACGTGTCACGTGACGTCACGCTTTCTGCCTCTCTCTTTTCTAAAGATTCTCTCTTAGAGAGAGAGGCGTCCTGTGACTGTCCCGTGACTTCACGGTTTGTCACGAGACGGTCACGTGACCGCTGTTTGCGCAACCGGTCGTTTTCACGACGATTTGTCACGCTCTCGTCACGTGACATCTGCGGACGAACGGACATCATCAGTACCTCTTCGGCGGCCTGAACGGCGAGTGCAATGACCTCAGGATCGACCTTACGAGCGATCATCTCAAGCACCATGGAGGCAATTGGCGTCATTCCTGATGGGATCCCTTATGCCGGCCAGTTGGTTCGCACGGTTACACGCACGCCACTCACCATTGCCCACCGCATGGAGAAATCCCTGACGATCGGCCTGTGGTCTCCCTGGATCACGCCGTGGGTCACCAGCAGATCCATCGTTGCTTTCTCGCGGTTGCAGAGGTCCCATGTATCGTTGGATTCCTGCATGCTGACCTCGATCAGCACGGAGACAGGACCCTTGATGCGTGGTGGGTGTTGGCGCAGTAGCTCCCAGCCCGCTCGGTTCTCCCAAGCCTGATATGCTCTGGTCTTGACGCGCCGGCGCCCCGTGCCAGCGAACAGATTGTTGCTGGTCGGTGGCATCGAAAGGTCGATGACAACCACGTCATGATCCAGGGGCTGGGCGAGCGCGTCCATCAGGTTAGCGTCTCCGTGGTTCTGGAGCGCGAAAGCAGATTGCGGCGTGTCCGGCGCAATAGGAGCCTTCTGATGTTGGCTGGTTGCAGAAAAAATATGGGACGGAATCCCCGTTGGGATATCTGCACCCATCAGGCGCCAGCTTGAGCAGCGGGACCGCTCCGGGCCGCGGATCGGGTCGGGGCATGAATGACACCGTTCCCAGCTTTGGCGCACTGGCGGCCTTCCTGATGGCCGTGTCGGGGCGCTGCGATGAGGTTGCACGAGGGCGGGGCTTACGCTGGCTCGGGCCTCCCTTAGGGCCTCGCCGGCCGCCCTTGCCTGGAGACATGTGCATTTTCTGCCGCTGCGCGCGGCCGATCACGGCACTGCGAGATTTCCTGAGCCCGAATGTCGCGTTGATCTGTGCCGCAGCCATCGCAGCAGACAGGCCAGCCTCGAAATGGGCGCGCAATGCGTTGTCGTATTCGGGGAGCCAATCGCTCATGCCGCTCCCCGCTCAACCGCAGCGAGATATTGCCACGATGGATTTTCGAGGAATGCGGGCAACTGCTCCCGAGATCCCTGCTGCTCTCTCGCCCGGTAATAGGCGAGATCGTCGCGCCAGCATTTCAGTTCGTCGATCGGCACCAGCACGTAGCCGGCGGGGACGCGATAGGCTTCACCCGCGCCCCAATCCGGCGTCACCGCAGGATCAACCTCACCGGAGTTGGAGCCGCCAGGCAGCGCGGGTGAACTCTGAAACGGGTTTGCGATGTCGAGGACTGGATGCATCATCGTTCATTCCTCCTCAATCTCACGAAGAAAAGCCTCAGCCGGTGCCACATGGCGCGGATCAGTACTGGCAATTTCATTTTTGAGCTTTCGAATCTGGCGCTCACATTCGGCCTGATACGCAGCCGCGATAGTCTCGTAAACGGACTTGCTGATGATCTTCAGTCGCTCACGCCGGTAGCGAAGCGACCATAGAAACCCGTAATCAATCCCGTATTCACGCTCGATCGAACGCATTGCGTTTTCAGTATCGCCAGGGCCGCGCGCCTTCATGCGCGTCAGCTCTTTCGACCACTTCTGAGCGTTGTCGATGTAAACAGCGTCAGACATCGGCAGTACCTTTTTACCCACTTGCAAAAACCTCCGTGTTTGATTGGCCAACATGGAGGATGATGGAGATAGCGAAGCACTCACGTTTGAGACCCTTGCGGCGGCAACCGCACGAGTCCTCAGTTCATTCGACAAACAGATTTTGGAACGACACCCCGAGCAGGATGAAAAGAGCCGGCGCCGCCTGCCGGGGCATGTGAAGGCAGCGCCGGACGCGCGTTCGTCTTGAGGATGTTGCGCGCGTTCTTGATCTCGTTGAGGAGCGATCCCCCTACGGAATTACCCACAAATGCCCGACGATGATCACATTCTGCGACAATCTGTCCAATTGCCTCAATGTGGACACACTTTCGTCGAATCGTGGTCATTCGCCCTAAAGTTGCATAATAAATGGGCGCACGGGAGGCATCGTGGGACATGTCATTCGCGGGCCATGGCGACAGCGACGTCCTCATGCGCGAGCCTCCGCAGCAACCGGGCGCGGAACGTCTTCAGGCCATTCAGCGGTCGCAGGCCACTTCTCCGAAAACCAGCGCAGCGCGGATTCCATCCGGCCCACCGTGATATCGGCGCCCTCTTCAAGGGCATTGAGCCGCTTGCCATCATTCAGCGCACGGGAAGAGACCGTGGATAGCGGCACGCCCTCTGCAGCACCGTATGCGCGCGCCACTTTGAGCAGTTGTTCGATTGCTGACATGGGCTCACTATCGGTAAGCATACCGGTTTTGTCAACGGTAAACTTGCCGGATGCACACGCGTTCCATTCCGGTCATTCTACCGGGATGGATCACGAGATACTTTTGGCGAACATCGAACGGCACCTGAAGGCCAAAAAGGTCAGCGCCGATGCCGTGTCCAAACTTGCCAAGCGGCCAGATGCGATCCGCAACCTGCGCCGGCGCGTCAAAGGCGAGTTCGATGGCAGCATGACCCTTGACACCCTGATCGACATTGCGCGCGCGCTTGATGTGCCACCGTGGGAGCTTATGCGCCCGCCAGGCACGGCCGCGAGCTCGGACGAGCTGCGTGATCTGATCGACCAACGGATTGAGGAAAGGCTGGCAGCCTCTTCTAGTACCCCCCAAAGAAAAATCCGGTAGACATACCGATTTTGCTTGACCGGTACGAATACCGGTTCTAAGGTGGCCCATCAGATCGCTGATGGAGAGCCGCCATGACCAGCCTCACACTCGGAACTGCCAAGATCACCAAGACCGCTGACGGTGCCTTCATCCTCAATTGGATGGGCCACGGTTCTTGGACCATCGGCGAGCAGACCTTCGGCAACATCAATCCGGCTCTCCGTTTCTGCCGCGAGCGTGGTCTGAGCGTCGTCAATGTGGCGGGGCTGTGATGACCCCCATCTCCGATACCACCGAAGTCATAGAATTCCCCGGCGTCAAGACCATCGTCACCACGCTGCCTGACGGCAAGAAGCTGTACCGGACCGTGGTCACGAAGAACCGCGGCGCCGCCGGCACGCCGCACCTCGCCAAGATCGCGCGGAAGGGTTGATCGATGACCCTCACCGCAGCCCGAGGCTGGAACTCATGGACGAGCACGGAGCTTTCGCGGCTCCGGAGGAACTACCCGGTCATGACGGTTGCCGAGCTAGAGACAGCATTTCCGAACCATTCAATCAACTCAATTCGAACGACCGCGAGCGATCTCAAGATCAGCAAGGACTTTGGCGCCCGCAAGTGGCTCAGGATCGCCGCAGCTCACGTCCCGCTTTGTGATTTCGCAATTGCGCTGAGGAGAATCTGATGACCCCCGCCCGCCGCCAGCACCTCGGCCGCCGCATCTGCTACGATCTAGACCAGATGCCGAGTGCGCAACCTACCGCAGTCCTTTACTTCGTCATCTGCCAATTCAAAGACGGCCGCGCATCGGTTGAGCGCGACACCACCCGCATGAACCGCGCCGACACCATCGAGGACATTCGATCGGGTGAACTGTCCAACGTCGTGACGGTGATCGAGACGGAGATATCAGCGGGCCACTCCCGCGACGTGACGGCCGATATCCTTGCCGAGGCCGAGGAGCTTCGCGCGCAGGACCGCAGCCCGATCATGAGCGCGCTGGATAGGCTGCTGGCTGATCTGGACCACGATCGCGACGAACGCAAGCATCAGGAGGCGTGAATGTTCAGGGTCGGTCAGAAGGTCGTGTGCGTGGATGCAAGTATTAGATATCAGAACCCGCCTTGGAATAAGCCGGTCCCTCTCGTTAAAGGTCGGGTCTACACGATCCGTGGATCTGAAAACGGAGGCGGTGTTCTCGGCGTCTATTTATTCGAGACAAAGTCAAATTTGCCTCCCTTCCCAGATGGGAGCGAACGAAGTTTTTGTGCAGACCGCTTCCGCCCCATCGTCGAGCGCAAGACGGACATCTCGATTTTCACTGAGATGCTTTCGCCGGCCCGCAAGCACGAGGTGGCCAATGGGTGACTCGACCAGCTTCGATATCACATGGCACCACGGCGCATATTACGTGTCCATTCCGAACTACAGCGGCGGAACAGTTTACACGGCTGAGCATGTCGCCCGCCTCACCCGCGAGAACGAGGCGATGCGGAAGGCGCTGGAGGATATAGAGCAGGCGCTGAAGGGTTTTAGATACAATCGAGATCATTACCCTGCCCTTGCCGCAGCAAGAGACAAGTCTCGCGCCGCTCTTTCCTCTCTCAAGGAGACCCCCGATGCGAAAGCCTGACCCTGAGATGGTCGCCTGTTACATCAAGCTCCTGCCAGAATTTCTAGCGGTCGTGGTGTTCCTCGGAATGTGCGCGCTGTGGGTCGGTATAGCCAGTGACGCGATCCTTCGCGAACGGCTCGCTGCGCATCAAATGGTGCGGCGATGAAATTCACCGGCACGCTCGCCGCTCCTCTCGCCGCCGCACTCGCCGGCACGCTGTTCATGATCGTGGAGCACTATTACGTGGCTCCGTTGCTCGCAAGGTGGTTCGAATGAATGAGAGCGATCTTCATAGGGCTATCGAGGCCGCCAAGAGCCTACGCCTTGAGATCGCTCGCATGTGCTGCGGCGACGAGCAGTTGCTCGCCGACACGTTTGAGGGCGAAACTACGCTTGACGTGGAAATCCGCGCCGCGGTGCTCCTGATTGAGGAGGACGAGATTTTCGTCACCGGCATCAAGGCGCGCGAGGCTGAATTGAAGACGCGGCGGCTGCGGCTCGAAAAGCGGATCGAAGCGACGCGCGGGCTGATAGAGCAAGCCATGACGCTGGCACAATGGCCAAATCGGGAGATGGATATCGGAACCGTTGTGCTCGGCAAGGCCGGGCCTCGCCTGGTGGTCGACAACGAGAGTGAGATACCGACGCAGTTCTGGAAGCGCAACGACCCAGTGCTCGACAGGGCTGGGCTGACGAAGGTTCTGCGCGAGCGCCAAAGGGCGTTGGACAATCTCTTTGCGGCCAAGATACCGCCAGAAGCCCGCGCGCTCGAGATCGAGAAATTGAACGCAGAGATGCCGGCCATCCCCGGCGTCCACATGGAAACTGACGGCGTAACGCTGACCATTCGGAGAGCCTGACATGAACCAGATTTCACGAATCCAACCGGCCGGCGTCGCATCGTGGACCTCGCGCCAGCTTGAGACCATCAAGCGCACGGTCGCCAAGGATACCAGCGATGACGAGTTTAACCTGTTCATAGAATATGCCAGGTCGAAGCAGCTTGACCCATTTTCGAAGCAGGTCATCGCGATCGTGTTTTCGAAGGATGACGAAAAAAAGCGTCAGATGACAATCATCACGACGCAGGATGGCTGCCGCGTTCTCGCCTCGCGCTGCCGCGACTATCGGCCGGAGGAGACAGAGCCTGTCAAGGAGTACGATCCGACACTCAAGGGGCCGACGAACCCGCTCGGCATCGTCAAATCCACGGCGACGCTTTGGAAGCAGGATAGTGCTGGTAAGTGGTGGCCAGTCAACGGAACTGCCTATTGGGATGAGTATGTCCCCCTCAAGGTCAACGCTGACGCCTTCGATTGGATCGATACCGGCGAAACATGGAAGGACACCGGGAAGCCGAAGAAGAAAAAGGTTCTCCGCGAGGGTGCTGACGCTGGCTTGGCAGTCGACCCCAGCGGCCAATGGCTCAAAATGCCACGCAACCAGATCGACAAGTGCGCCCGCATGCAGGCGCTGCGCGGCGGCTGGCCGGAGACATTCTCAGGCGTCTACGCTCCAGAGGAGATGGACCGCACCGTCGCCATGGATCTGACCGCCTCGGAAATGGTCGATGCCGAGCGCGAGAGCCGCCGCATGAAGTCGATCGCCATGTCGGACGATGAATACCCGTTTGTCGACCACGAGGGAACGATGACGTTCATCCCGGCCGGAAGATATGGCGACCGCGTCATCATGATGGCCCGGAACTGCACCGAGATAGCCGAACTCGACAGCATGAAGACCCGCAACCGGGAAGGCCTGCAGCGGTTCTGGGCTCGCCACAAGGATGACGCGCTATCGGTGAACGCTGAACTGGAAAAGCTCCGCAGCGCGCTCGCAAAGGTCGCCTGACATGAAGCCGCTCGCCATCCGCGCAAGCTACGCAGACCTCAAGCTCGTGAAGACGCGCCAGGTCGCACAGTTGATTTTCGAGGTTCCGATCGAGGAATTCGATGCGGCTTACGAGGTACTGGGCGGCTTGCCCAATCCTGCCAAGGAACGGTGGTTCGCAATAGCAGCAATCAAGGAGGTGATGCCCGATACCCAAACAGCAACGAACATCCAGCGGACTGATGCGCGGCCCGAGCCGAAGGACAAGCCGGCTCGGGCCAAGCGCGGATGGCGGGATCTTCAGCCCTCACAGCAGGCCGGGATGAGATGCGAGGAAGCAGCGTTCGTGCATTTCCTTCGCGAAGTCCGCAAGGATGATTGGCACGAAACGCAGGACACCGCGGATTGCGTCCGCCTTATCTGCGGCGTGGAATCCCGCGCCGAGCTGAACTCGAACCAGCGGGCCAGGGTGATCTGGCATCAACTGGACGAGCAGTATCAAGCATGGAAGGCGGTGGAGCATGCTTAGGCAACGCGAGCCGCGCCAGATCGATAAGAGGCACCTGGATTTCGTGCGCTCGCAACCGTGCTGCATCTGCGGAGAGGATACGACGGTGGAAGCCGCACATATCCGGACAGCCTCAATTCTGCACGGCAAGAGACTGACGGGAATGGCTGAGAAGCCGAGCGACAAGTGGGCTGTTCCCTTATGCGGGAGGCACCATCGAGAGCAGCACGCGGCGGGCAACGAAATAGCCTGGTGGGCGAGCTACGGGAAAGACCCATTCATGATCGCCATCGGTCTGAAGCGACGGTAATGGGAAATCAACGAGGAAAACATGACAATGATCGAGTTTGAAAAGAACATCCCGATTCCTGATCCGTGGCGGCGGAAGAAAGGAGAGGCATTTCAGTTTGAAAAAATGGAGATCGGCGACTCCTTTGTGCTGGAGAAGACCGGACACAAAAGTTGGGCATTTGCCTTTGTTATGATCCGCGATGCCCAGATCAAATTCCGCATCAAGCTGACCACCCGCCTCATTGACGATGAGAAGCGCCGCGTGTGGCGAACCGCGTAAATTGGGAATTAACGATGAAATATCACTGCGCACATTGCGGAAAGGTTGCAGACAGGCCGGCAGGCCATGTCAACCGCTCGCGCGCCGTCGGTATGAAGTTGTTTTGCGGACGGAAGTGCTTTGGACTCGATCGACGCAAGAACAAAACCAAAGCGCAGAAACGGGAAGAAAAGAGGCTGTACGACCTGAATTATAGGGCCACCAGTCCAACCCTGAAAGCCAGACGCCACGCCTATTTTGTCCGCACTTACGATCCGGTAGAGGCCGCAAAAGTCCGCAAGAAGCGAGCGCCGCAGCACGCCGAATACTGCCGGCAGTCTTGGTACAAGGCATGGAAGAAGGAATACGACGCTCGATATAGAGCGAAAGAGTTTGGAGCGTTTGCCGAGGCGTACAACCTGACTTTGGAACTGAACCGAGAAATCAAAAGGAGATTTAATCATGGCGAAATCAAATACGAAAACGGTTGCACGAACAAAGCGCAACGGCGTGAGCGCGAAGCCGGTCAAGGGCCAAGTCGAAACCGTCATTCGGCCGCTCACGGCTAGCAGCCTGAAGGACATCCTTTGGGAGACGCTGACCGACCTGAAGCATGAGAACATCATGCCGAACCGGGCCGACGCGATCGCAGCGCAGTCCCGTGAAATCCTGCGCACCGTAAAGGTTCAGCTTCAGATCAGCGGCCAGACGCAGCGTGCAGTCCCCCAGGAGATCATAGACTTCTCGGAACGCCGTTAGCGTTAATGCCCCGGAACCGCGAGGTTGAGACATGACGAACGAGATGCTGGAACTGGCGGACAGGATTGATACGTGCATCAGAAAGCGGATTTATGATGTCGGATTATCTCAGGACGAGAAGACCGCTATCGTCACCGCCCTCCGCGCTCAGTCCGACGTGCGCGCCCCTGCGGCGCCCGCCGACCTCGCCGAGGACTGCGCCAAGATCGCTGAGGGGCATGTCGGGGCGTCAAGCGAGATTGGATATGTATACGCAAAAGCCTACGACGAAGCCTGCCGCGACATCGCGAAGGCGATCCGGGACACGCATATCGTTGAGGGAGCGGGGAAATGATGGACCCAGCACTGCGACATTGGTGCGAATGCACGTTATGCCAGGAGAGAGCCGACGAGATCGACCGGCTGAGAGCCATCGCGATTGAGCGCATGGCATGGTTCAAGCAGGCCGCCGACAATGTCGAACTCCTGGATGCCCAGCTTGCGAGCGCGCGGAAGGCGCTGGATAGCATGTCGGCGCAGCTTACCTCATCAGAAATGGATGAAGATCAGCGCGATCACGCTGACTGGCAAGGCGGATATGACGCAATGGTTATTGTGGCTCGTGTAGCCCTGGATGCCTTAACTGACGAGAAAGGCGAGTCATGAGCAAGCCGAACTTCATGCCGTCCGTCTGCCCTCACTGCGAATACGATCGCCGTTTTCCAGGCTTCGAGCGTGGTGGCTGGATGCGGCAGGAGAATAACGGCCCGATCGTTTCGTGCCCAATGTGCAACCCAAACGGCCTCTTCATTCGAGATGATATCGACGAAGTTACCGTTTCTTCTGCTCAACGAGGACGCGATGAGTGACGATCGATATTGTGAGCGCTGCTACAACACAGGCGAGCTAGATTGCTACTGCGGAGGCGATTTCTGCATCTGCGAGCGCGGCGGTACCTACGAATGTCCGGATTGCAGTCGCCAGAATGGCTTCTCTTGCGAAGAAATCGAAGACGAAGAACCAGCATTAAAGACCGAAGACAAGAGCGATTCAACTCTAACCTCGGGACAAGGCAAATGAGCAGTCGAGCATGGAGGTGGACGTGTGTTGCTGTCACTTGGGGAAGTGTAGTCACACTCAATATTTTGATGACGCATTATGGCGCTCCACAACAAGTCTGGCTTTTCTGCCAAGTCCTAAATTGGTGCAAGCCCTAACGAACTGAATAGCCAATGTCCGACACGCTCGACCATGACACAAAGATTCCGCCGGTTCGGGAGCCCACGCTTTGGGTAACCGATGCCGAGTTGATCAAGCGCATGGGCGTGCCGGAGAAGATCGCTCGAGCCGCACTACATGCCCTCGACCACGAACGCGGGTCTGGCTTCCCTCAGAAGAAAGCTTTGTGGGGAAACCGGCGGTATTGGCCGGCTGTGAAGGCTTACCTCGACCGCACGAACGGGCTTAAGGTGGATGCCTCGCCCAGGAGAAGCAACCATGACTAAGCCGCTCAGGGTCCGCAACGCGCCAGGCCTCGTCTGGAGGCAACGCGGTACGAAGTGGGAAGCCCGTTGGCAGGCCCGCACCGACATGGTCGCTAAGGGATTCCAGATCAAGAGCGTGAAGCTTTGGGCCGGTGCGGGCGAACCGACCAAGGAGGAATGGGATCGGATCGCTGATCGCTGCAACGAGCTCCAACAGGAAATGCTCGTGTTCTCGCGCGGAGGCCTGCCCGAGGTCGGCCCGTTCGACGGGACGCTCCGGTCGCTCATGCGCGCCTACAAGACCGATCCGGATTCGCAATACCGCAAGATTAGATACAACAGCCGGATCCATTACGATGCGCTCATGTCGCTGATTGAGACCGAGCACGGCGACAAGCTCTTGGCCGATCTGAAGGGCAGAACCTTCAGCCGCCTGCACGAGGACTGGACCGCCGCAGGCAAGATCGCCATCGCCCACGCAAAGATGGGGATGCTGCGCACGCTCTTCAGCTTCGGCGCGACCCTCCTCGAGGACGAGGATTGCGGGCGCCTGTCTGGCATCCTGAGCAAGATGCGATTTGCCATGCCCAAGCCCCGCACCGAGCGCCTGACGGCCGCCCAGGTGATCGCCATCCGCGCCAAGGCCCATGAGATGGGCCGTCCGTCGATCGCCCTCGCCCAGGCCCTCCAATTCGAGCTGATGTTTCGCCAGAAAGACGTCATCGGCGAGTGGGTTCCGATCGGCGAGCCGGGCATCTCCGACGTCCAGTCGGAGGGCCTGAAGTGGCTCCGCGGGATCCGCTGGGAAGAGATCGACGGCAACATGACGCTGCGGCACCTCACCAGCAAGCGTCAGAAGATGATCGAACTCAGCCTCCGCAACGCGCCCATGGTGCTGGAGGAACTGGCGCTGAATGGCGACCACCCAGCTACGGGGCCGATCATCATTTCCGAGTGGGACAGCCTGCCATGGACCGCCCCGGAGTTCCGCCGGTGGTGGCGGATCGTTGCGGAGGCCGCTGGCGTGCCCAAGACGGTCCGGAACATGGACAGCCGGGCCGGCGCGATCAGCGAAGCCACGGACGCCGGGGCGGATCTGGAGCACGTCCGGCACGCCGCGACGCACAGCAACATCTCGATGACCCAGCGCTACAGCCGCGGTGCCGAAGACAAAATCGCGAATGTCCAGATCGCCCGGATGGAGCATCGGAACAAGCCGAAAACATGATGACTGACCATGACTGACGCAGGCATTGATTCTAAACTGGAAATTCTTCGTTAATATTAACGCCCTGCATCAGTAACGTTGAGACATTTCAAGGGGAACGTCAGTCACCGAGTTGGGAATGAACCGCAGGAAGCCGCGTAGCGCTTCAAAATGTCAGGAGAGACCGATGAACGAAACAGCAGTTGCAGTCCCAACCATTCTTGATACCTCCGACGATTTTACCGTCTTCGCAACCAACCCAGCCGACATGGTCGGCGCCCAGCGCTCCATGATCCTGTGGTGCGCCCGCAAGATCCAGGCCGTGAAGTCTGAGCTGGCCGAAGCTCAGACCAATCTCGATGCCGCCAAAGCCAACAAATGGTCGCCGGCTGCATGGGCTAAGCAGGTCAAACTTCACCTCGACAAGATCGAGTTTTACAAGAAGATCAAGACGGCGCTGGAGGCAGGTTACTACATCGTGCCGCCTTTCCCGGTCGATACGTTTGCGATCCGCGTCAAGGATACGGCCAGCCCCAAGGGAAACTGGACGGACACCGGATGGCATCGGTTCGAGCAGAGCGCCAAGATGCTGGCGGCTGGCGAGGGCCACTATGTTTCACCGATCCCAAGCCGGGAAATGACAACATTCCCGAAAAAGAAGACGGACGGAACCGAGGTACAGATCAGGCATTGGCGCCCCGCTGAATTTGTCGATGCGGACTTCCCGTTCAAACTCGCCAAGGCCGAGATCATGGAGGCAACCCGCGCCGCGATGGCCCTCAAGGTGTTCGACCGCATGGGCGCATTGCCGGCGGCGCGCGCTCCTGATCCGATCATCTGCGGAGAAATCCTCCTGCCCCATCGCAAGGGTCAAGCGGTGACGTTCTTCGTATCATGGTGGCTCGACACCAAGACGCTCTGACTTTCGGAAACGGCAAGAATACGAAACCCAATAAGGAAAATCAGATGCCAAGCGGCGGGGCTTTAAAAGGTAATGGGCGCGGGCTGCTTTGGCTCAAGGCTCGCATTTGGCACGCCGGCCAAGAGTGCCTGATCTGGCCATTCTGCACGAACCACCAAGGTTATGGCCAAGTCGGCTACTACGGCAAGGTCGTGAAGGCACATCGCCTCATGTGCATCTTAGCCCATGGCGAGCCGCCGACACCGCAACACCACGCCGCTCATTCGTGCGGGAACGGTCACCTGAGCTGCGTTCACCCTGAACACCTGTTCTGGAAGACGCCAACGCAAAATCGACTGGAGGCCAGGAAGGCGCCGGCCGGGCGCCGACGCCTCAAGCCGGACGTCGTCCAGCAGATCCGAGAAAGCCCGAAGTCGTATCTTGAGATCGCTGACGAGCTTGGCGTCTACTTCGGCACGGTTGGAAAGATCAAACGTGGCGAGCTTTACAAAATCCAGAGTTAGCGCGTCGTTCAGGAAAGCAGCATGAGCGCCTTCACACCGATGGAAGAATTTCCAGTCATGACGCCTTACGGCGCAGCGAGCTGCATCGGAATGCTGGAAGCTGATAACGTCGAGTGGCCGACATGGAATGAGCGGACGCAGGAGATGTGGTTTTTTACCAACCCAAACATTCGTCGGCGAATCAATGCTAGCAACGGCCTGTTGAACTATTCGCCATTCACCAGGCTCAATCGAGTACATCTCTTTCACATCAAGCGCTATATTGCGGCGGGATGGCTGCCGGCTGACTACGATCCGTTGAAACCTGAAACGTGGCCTTTGTAGGTAGTTACGCCATGTGCGAGACGTGCCGAACATTGCTTTCCGAAGGGCTTGATCTCTGCGTTCGAGCCCGCACAATTGACGCTCGGGACCGCACGACCGCGCAGATCTCGATATCATCGGCACCTAAAGAATGGTGGGACGAAAATCTAGAGCGTCGCGCAGATCGCCACAACGCCATGTGGCCGGATCAACCGATGTCTTATAGGAGCATGACCATCCCGCTTTGGGTGCACGATCAGTACGAAAAGGATCTAGCGGAATGGGAGCGCAAATCTCGGCATCACCTGATGCAGGATTGCGATCATCAGCAGCAAAGGAAAGTCGATGGAGATTTGTGATCGCTGCGGCAAAGAGTGCACCGTCACCTATGCCGTTAAAGTTCCGGTCAGGATCGAACTGGTTTGCATCGAATGCAAGCCGAAGAAAAAACCGCGCTAACATCACAGAACGCAAATGACAGAAGCAGAGATCAGGCCAAATCCCGGCGCCAGAGTCGATAGCATGGGCCGCTGCGAAGATACAGATGAGGTGGTCGGCAATGGATCTCTGCACGTCGAGCAGATGGACGACCATTGCTATTGGGCGCGGCTTGATCTCCCTGACAGTAAGTCTATCGTAATGTGGTTCAGATCGCGCGGCAAAATCAAACTGACTGCAGAATGGGACTAGCGGTAACGATGACAGAACGCTATCAGTTCGCAGGCTGGACCACGGAGGCACTCATAGCCTATGAGGAGCGCCTGTACGACGATGAAGTAGCTGGCGAGGATATTTGGTTCGAGCGAGACCAAGTATTATGGGAGTTAAACCTAAGAGATTTCGGTAACGGTGAGCAAAGGAAAGAACCAAATGCTCAATGATCCCTTCTATAAATCCCTAAAAGCCCTTCGCGATGACGCCGTTGAGCGAGGTCTGCTCGATCTTGCGACCATGTATGGATGGGCTCTGATGCGCCGCGGGGAGCAGATCGTTTTGGATGGCATCGCTAAATCTAAGTTTCGTTCATAAGCTATCAGAGGAAATATGATGTGGGTTGATACAAGACGGGCGGAGTGGATAGCCCAGGCTATCTTTCGATCAATGAGATCGATGGAGAGTTCGTGGTGACATTGCGGTCACTTAATAGAGACCGTGCAGAGTTAGTATTGCCGGAGGATCAGGTTCGCCGCCTCTGTAGCCAGTTGACAGCAGAGTACCGTAAGCCGACCAACAACCCGATGCGTGGCAGTTAACTGGCGCGCTGCCTCCGCTCTCTGCGGTCAGAGACCCACCCGCCAGCAACCCACAGCCCATAGAGCGGGAGAAGTGCGAGGCCGATCCCGATTCCGAGCCGGCGGACTAGATCAACAGCGATGTTTGTCAGCATTGCGGCTCCTAGTCCTTGGCGCCCTATTTCTGGCGTCGCTTCAATTCGCGCTCCACGGCCTCGCGGATGAGATCGGATCGCTTCTCGCCCCCCTCTAGAGCGGTGTCGATGCGATCCAAAGTCCCGGCGGGGAATCTGGCTGGCGTTTGTTCGTCGTTGATGCGTTTGCGACCCATGTCGCTAATATAGATGACATTGACGCTGATCTGACGCTGAAAGCGAAGTGCGACGAGATTACCGATGCATGCGATGGGCTGCGGCCGGCAGCCGCACTACGCAAAGCGAAATCAATGGGCTTCATACCTGAAGCCTGAGTTTCATTGTCACGTCATCCCGCGCCCTGTTGAGAGCGCGGGGTGAGGGATGGTCAGGTGGTCGCTGCGGGCGTGTTGGCGGCGACGGCCTCGCCGAGTTGCTTCGCGCGGCCGCTGATCGCATTGGCCAGCGCCGTGATCCTGGCGACGGTCGCCGGATCGGTTGTGCTGGCTTTCAGGTCCGCCACCATTTTCGAGAGCGTGATGAGGAGCTGTTCGGCGGAGTCATCGGCCGCGGCGTTGGCAGCGGCGGCGGCTTCGGCCTGGTCGAGGGCGTCGGTTTCCATGGACATGATAGTGTCTTCCTTATCGAGGATGAGGTCCAGTTTGTCTTCGATATCGTCCAGCCGGCTTAGGACCAGATCATCCGGCGTGAAGTGGTGAAAAATGTCGATGCGCATGTCAGCAACCCTTGCAAATGCTTGGCGGTGCAGGTTCGGCCGGTGGCAGTGAGCAATCGGTGACACCGCTCACGTAGCGGCAGCCTGCGGGAACGTCCGAACCCGCTGCGTCGTCAGCGAATGGGGCTCCCGAAGGCGTGCAGCCCAAGAATCCCAACGAGGATAAAGAGCACTAGCCAGCTTCCGAATGCACCGTACGGCCGCGCTGGGCCCCACGGGCCGATGCCCCAGATGCCGAAGCATCCAACCAGAACGTATATCAGCCAAAACCAAATGTTCGCACCCATGGTCTATCCTTCCTTTACCGGCCGAACCGCGACCTCCATATGCTACCTGTGTTGACCCGGAAACCATGGCCAGTGCTCGGCGGCGCTCGCTCGCGCATTGAGACCACGCTCACCGCCAAGATCGACATGCCGCCTGCAACGATCCCGGTCACGACCAATCCCGTCATGATCACCGATGGGTTGCGAAGCCAGTAGTCCTGAAAGAAGATCGTGAGCAGGACGTAGATCGCATCTGCGAAGAATGTGACCTTGCGCCAATGCATCACCCGGGGCCGGTCTGTCCGGTTGAGATGCAAGTCATTCTGCGCCTGCCGGATGACGTACATCAGCAATAGCACGCCTGAGAAGGCGACGAGGTCGTAGAACGCGATGACAAGTTCACTCATTTTTTGTTTTCCTGAGTACGTCCACTTTGTTGAAAGCCAGTTCGATAAGCAGGCAGATGTGCTTTCCGCTTGTCCCGACGCCAAAGGCTACGAAGCCGATGGGGAACACCGCCAACATCTTCAACAATTGAGGTGCGACAAAGTTCGCGGCGATTGCCCCATAGACGATGTATTTCACCACGTCCCATGCTGTGGCTTTCTCGTCCCGCCAGCCGTGCACGAGGCCGCCCAGAGACCCCGCAGCCATGCACTGCACATTGAAGAGGGCCAGCAGGTCATCCATCTATCCCACCGCCGGCCATCGTCATGCTGGTCAGGTTCCGCAGATCCCGCGGCGTGAACTTGCTCGCTTGTAGTGCATCTTTCTTTGGATACTTCCCACATTCATAGAAACCCTGCGCGGGTAGTTCGCTGCAATCCCACGCTCCGAACGACTGCCAGTCATGCCACGGCCAGAAGAACGAAAACACCGCGCCGTAGTCGTATGGCTTGCCAATCTGGCTCTCTATGAAAGCTTCGAATATGTCCACCTGATCGGCCGTTGCTGTGATGCACCGGAACTCTTCCCGCGTGAACTCCCCGGCATCGTACCCGACCGGACGCCTCCTGACGCCATCTCCCATCGCGCTGATATACGATCCGTCGCGCATGCAAACGTCAACATGAGTCGCCCAATCACGTTGGGCGAACTGGCAAGCGCGATTGAAGATTCCAGGGTGCTCGACGAAGCGCAGCTTGATGATCTTGTCTTGCGGAGACTGGATACTGATCTCGTAATACTCGCCTTCCTGCTCCTGCTCGGCCGGATCAACAATCAGGTTGAAAAGGGCTTGCTGATCCTGCTCCCCGAACAGGCCGGGCGCCGTGAAAAACAGCTCCACAATCCCATTGTTGGGGCGGACACGATCGCATCGTGCTATCAGATGGCGCATCGATTTCAGTGCCCCTTGAAAATGGCGTACATAACGCCAATGATGCTGCCAACGGCCGCAACGCTCACAACAACCTGGACGATGATATACGCTATCAGGTTTGTGCCAGATGATTTTCCGCCGCTTTCCC